ACAACTAACGGAAAAACTCGAAGCAGATATTGCAGCGATACGTGAAAAACAAGCGTTAGAAGAGTTAGCGAAGCGGAAAAGACGGAATGAACTATTGGTGCAAGGCACACAGGACACATTGAAAATGATTAGTGATCTAACGGAAATATTCGCGGGTAAATCAGTCGAACAACAAAGAAGAGCGTTTAAGGTACAGAAAGGCGTACAGATAGCACAGGCGATTATGGACACGTACAAAGCGGCAAATGCGGCGTTGGCGTCTTCACCACCACCTTACAACTTTATTGCGGCGGGTGCGGCTGTGACGGCGGGATTGTTGAATGTTAAAAAGATAGCAGACCAAAAATTTGAGGCGGCTGTTTCTGGTGGCGGTGGCGGCGGTGCAAATGCGGGTGGAGTAACAGCACCCGTGCAAAGCCCGGAATTTAACATTGTAGGAAATGCGAATGTAAATGCTTTGAGTCAGTTTGCAAACACGCCTATTCAAACGTATGTAGTAAGCGGCGACGTAACGACAGCACAGGCGTTAGACAGAAATAGAATATCAAATGCGACATTGTAGAATTTTTAAGTTATGAAAATATGGAAGTGATAGAACTTATTTTAGACGAAGATAATTTGAAGCAAGGTGTATATGCAGTAAGCGTAGTTGAACACCCGGCAATAGAGGAAGATTGGGTAGCCCTAAACAAACATTACGTCGAATTGAAAGAGGTCGACGAAGAGAAGCGTTTGTTGATGGGTGCGGCGTTGATTCCAGATAAAAAGATTTTGCGAATTGACGAAAAGACGAAACAGGAATACTACATATTTTTTACAAAGGAAACTATCCGTAAAGCGTCCGAACTATTCTTAAAAAGAAACAAGCAAAGTAATGCGACCTACGAACACATGAAAGAGGTTAACGGAATGACGGTTGTTGAAAGTTGGATAGTAGAAGATGAAAAGAAAGACAAAAGCGCGATGTACGGATTCAGTCTTCCAGTCGGTACGTGGATGATTTCAATGAAAGTTGATAATGAAGACGTTTGGAAGAAAGTAAAAGCAGGTGAGGTCAAAGGTTTTTCTATTGAAGGATATTTTGAGAGCAAAGAAGAACTAAGTAAACACGAATCTATTGTAGAACAAATTAAAAACATACTAAATGCCACCGAGAAGTAGAAGAAAAGAAAACGCACAATTTGGTGTACAAGTTGAAAACATTACACCCGAAAAAAAAGATAGCACGTTAGCTGAAGATGGAGCGTTAATAGAAAGCGAGGGTAAATACTTTGCGGGCGTAAATAATGAATGGTTACAATTTGCACCTATTGATAATTCAGCGTTAGCAACGGGATGGGCGCGATACGACGACGGACAATATACATCTGACAGCCCGTACAATTTTACAACTACGCCTTTTACGGTACAAAACGACGCAGCAGTAAAGATTGACAACTATGAATTGGGAATGTATGTAAATAATACTTTCACCTTACAAGAAAACGCAACGTATTGCATTACGATATGTTTTAAGGGCTATTTAAACACGAGTAACGGACATATTGAAATATATTTAAACTGCCCTACTGACCCCGACTATTCAAACATAGCCGACGTACTTATTTTCCCAAAAGGTAACGGCGTTGAACACAAGTTTTGTAAAACATTCCATTTGTACGCGAACGATGATGCGGCAAGAGATGGGTTGGTTTTAAAGTTTGACCCTTCGCATTCTGGTTCTTTGTACGATGTAATTTACTTTATAGAAAAAATAAGCAATGGCTAAAGAAGAAAAAGCGTTGATGAGTCCAATAGGCGGCAATCGTGGTTGCCTATGTAAAGACAACACGTATAAACGTGAGTGCTGCAATGGTGGGTTGTGGGAACAGGGCGTGGGTAGTTTAGTAAACCAAACGCAAAACACGACGATTAAGACTACGCAAACACGAACACGAAGCAGCAGTTATAACTAAAAATGCAACAATATAAACCCAATAAGTTAATAAGTTATGAATAAACACGTATTTGAAAAGATAGCGAAGTTAGGAAAAACCGAGTTATCAGAGGTAAAAGTAGATTTGGCATTAGCTGATGAATTAAAAAAATCACTTGCTAATTACAAATCACTACCACAATTTTTAAACTCCGCAAGTGAATATTTAGGTAGAACATCAAAAACATACACCGAAGCACTAAAGGAATTTAATAATAGTAAAAGTAATGCACAAACACTTTTATCTAAATACACAAATGCTTATGATGAAACTGGTGTATTATTGAATAAAGTAAAAACAAGTGCAGAAGCATTAGGAATTAAACCATCTGAAATAAGCGGGTATAGCGAACTTGATAAAGTACACATGGATTTAGTTAAATCTTATACATCGTTAAAAGAGTTATTCAATAAAGTAAATAAATAATGAACGCAAAACAAGCACTTAAAGAAATAAGGACACTACTCGGAATGAAAGTGGAATTAGCGCAAGCACGTTTGGCAGACGGAACAACCGTAATTGAAGCGGAAGTTTTTGAACCGGGCGCAGAGGTATTCGTAGTAACGGAAGAAGGTAACGTACCTGTTCCAGTTGGTGAATACGAAATGGAAGGCGGCGAGTACATTCTTGTCGTTGAAGAAGAAGGTATCATCAAAGAAATAAAAGAAAAGGTTGAAGAAACAACTGAAGAAGAAGTTGTCGAAGAACCTGAAGCGGTTGAAGAAGAAATGAAGACCGAAGCACCGCAGCCAAAGAAAACAATCGAATCAATAATCAAAGAAACGTTGTTTTCAGAGGTTGCTAAAATGCGTGAAGAAAACGAAACGTTGAAAGCTGAATTGAAAGCCGTAAAGACGGAATTGGAAAACGCAACTGCGGTTAAGCCTATTTCTTACAACCCCGAAAACGAACAACCGACACAAGTATTCAAATACTCTAAAAATAGGGCGCAATCGTCTTTGGATAGAGTACTAAACAAATTGTATTAATTCTTAATTTAAAATAAAATGCCAACAACAGTTAACAACACTACGTCCTATGCAGGTGAATTTGCAGGGAAGTACATTGGTGCGGCTCTTTTGAGTGCTAACACCATTGAAAACGGCGGGGTAACCGTTATGCCCAACGTAAAATACCGAAGCACGGTAAAAACTCTTTCTTCAAGCGGTTTAATCGCAGACCAATCATGTGACTACACTCCAACGGGTGAAATCGTTTTGGCTGACCGAGTAATCGAACCCAAGTACCTACAGGTAAATGCTACTATTTGCCGTACAGAATTTGAGGATGATTGGGAGGCGGTTCAAATGGGTTATTCTGCATTTGATGTACTACCTAAGAACTTTACAGACTTTTTCATTGCCCGTGTTTTGGGAACAATGGCAGAAGGTACTGAAACGTCAATTTGGATGGGTGACGGCGCAAACGCTGGTGAGTTCGACGGACTTTTCTTTACTGCATTAGGTCAAGCGGGAACAGGAATCCCTGTTGCACAATGTATTGGAGGTACAGCTATCGACCCTACTAACGTTATCGCTGAATTAGGGAAAGTAGTTGACGCTCTTCCATCAAGACTTTATGGAAAAGAAGGTTTGAAAATATACGCTCCACAAAACGTTGTACGTGCGTATGTTCGTGCATTGGGTGGTTTCACATCGGGTATTGGTGCTGCGGGTATCAACAACCAAGGTACTACATGGTATAACGGAAACGCGAACGCTTTAACTTTCGACGGAATACCTGTATTTATGGCTAACGGTTTGGCTGCGGATTCAATGTTAGCAACTACCAAAGAAAACTTGTTTTTTGGCACAGGACTGCTTTCGGATCACCAAGAAATACGAGTTTTGGATATGTCCGGAGTTGACGGCAGCAAAAATTATCGTTTCGTTGCACGATACACAGCGGGAACACAAATCGGAATTTTGGAAGACTGCGTTATCTACGACGTTACTCTTTAATACTAACCTTTAAAATTAATAGTTATGCCTTGTGATATTAGCAGCGGCAGGTTAGAAGCCTGTAAGGATTCGGTTTCGGGTATAGACGCGATATACATAATAAACTACGGGATTGCATACCCAGATGACGTAACGTTTTCAGTTACACCCGGTGAAGAAGATGTGATTACAGCGGTTGCTGGAGTTACTGACCTTTATAAGTTTGAGTTGAAAGGTGCAAACTCTTTTGAGCAAACAATTCAGTCAAGCCGTGACAACGGAACAACGTTCTTTGAGCAAGTTGTCGTAGCACAATTGAAGCGTCAAGACATCGCCGCGCACAAAACGGTTAAGTTGCTTTCTTACGGAAGACCGCACATTGTAGTACGTGACAGAAACTTAAATTTCTTTTTAGCGGGTCTTGAAAGAGGCTGTGATGTAACAGCGGGTACTTTTTCTACGGGGGCTGCTCTCGGAGATTTTTCGGGCTATAATTTGACATTTACAGCCATGGAGAACATTCCAGCGCCGTTCTTGGATTGTAACGACGAAGCCTCATTGGCTCTTTTGTTCGGTGGTGCAACAATAGTAGATAATTAATTAGGCTCTTTTGTTCTATATATCTCTAATTTAAGAGGGGTTGACTGCGGGTTGACCCCTTTTTGTTTTAAAACAATTCGTGTTTAATTAGTTATTTAGATATGCAAGTAATTACACCTATTGCAGCACAAAAAACACTTAGTATTGTTCCGCGATATGGCACGGCAGATAGTTGTGTATTTCGTGATGACAGCACAAACACGGATCAAACATTTTCAATAGTTAGTTTTACCGAATTAGAATACTATTGGGAACTTGTAATAGACGTTGATGTTAATTTAATCGAGAACCATTTTTACGACCTTAAATTGTACGACGGAACAACCGTTGTATTTTATGACAAGGTTTTCGTTACAAGTCAAAACATACAAACATTCAGCGTAAACAACTACCCTAACAATACATCGCAGTACGTGCCAAACGTAACAACAAACGAATACATTACTTATGAATAATATCCACGTAGTAGATTTAGCACGATACGAAACACCTTCGGTACATGAGAGCAGCCGAGAAAATTGGGTGAGTTATGGAGAAAATGACGATTTCTTCCAATACCTTATTGATAGATACACATATAGTCCGACAAACAACGCGATTATAAACAATATAGCGAAGTTAATCTACGGTCGTGGACTGAATGCCTTAGACGCGTCTAAAAAGCCCGACCAGTACGCTCAAATGCGTGTAATGTTTAACAAAGATTGCATTCGTAAAATGATTATGGATGCAAAGATGTTAGGTCAATTTGCCATTCAAGTTATTTACTCTAAAGACCATTCAAGAATTGATAAGGCATACCATATACCCGTACACCTTTTGCGACCAGAGAAATGCAATAAAGACGGAGAAATAGAAGCGTATTACTATTCGGACAATTGGACGGACACAAAGAAATTCCCACCAAAGCGTATTCCGTCTTTCGGTACGTCAAAAGAAGCAATCGAAATACTTTACGTTAGACCTTATTCCGTAGGTCTTAAATACTTTGCGTTGGTTGACTATCAAGGTTCATTACCTTACGCGGTATTGGAAGAGGAAATAGCTGATTACCTGATAAATGAGTGCCAGAATTCTTTTTCAGGAGTCAAATTAATTAATTTTAACAATGGAACCCCTACCGACGAACAAATGGCGGACACCGAAAGGTTGGTAAAATCAAAGCTAACGGGTTCAAAAGGAGAAAGAGTAATTATATCATTCAACAACAATAAAGAACAGGCTACCGAAGTAATAGATATGCCGCTAAATGACGCGCCTTCGCATTATGAATATCTTTCCGATGAGTGCATGAGGAAAATAATGTTAGGACATAACGTTACGTCACCTTTACTTTTTGGGGTTTCAAGTTCTAACGGGTTTTCAAGCAATGCGGACGAACTAAAGAACTCGTTTATTTTGTATTACAACATGGTTGTACGTCCGTATCAGGAGTTAATTCTGGATGCGTTAGATAGGATTTTAGCGTACAATGGCGTGAATTTAAAGTTGTACTTTGAAACGTTGAAGCCTTTGGAGTTTACCGATGCGTCGGGTAAGATTGAAGAAGAAGACGTAAACCTTTCAAAAGTTGACCCCGTGGATATTTTAATAGGTTTAGGCGAAGACCCGAACCCCGAATGGGTTTTGATAGATGAATTTGAAGTTGACTACGATAACGACGACGCAGAAAACGAACTATTAAGCACCGAACCTAAACAAAGTTTTTTATCAAAGGTTGTGAACCTT